AAGCGAGTTAGTAAATGCAGCTTCAGTAGCTACTACTATTTTATCAACAGATTGTGTAATCAATAATTTGAGAATCGATGAAAGCAGTAGGTAGAAATATAATTATAAGAAAACTAAAAGAAGGGACTACCATTACAAAAGGTGGTCTCTTACTTGCAGAAACTCAAAGAGAAGATATTAGATACACTGAAGCTACTATAGTTTCACTAGGTGATGAAGCTGCTGCAACTGGCTTAGAGGATAATGGTAAAATATTTTTTGATAGGCATGCGGGACATAAGATTGAAGTAAATAAAGAAACTTATCATGTTATAAAATTACAAGATGTAGTTGTTGTTCTATGAGAAAGCTAGATGCAAGGGATATAAAAGATTTAAACCTGCTAAAGCACTACAGAATAATAAGAAGATGGGCTTGTAAGAACAACGATCTTAATGATGCTGATTTAGAATTGTTAATCTACTTTGATTGTATGGAGTTTTTCACAAAACAAGATTTCAAAATGGGTAGTTATTCTTATAGTTGGGACAACAGAAGATGGAATAGATTATTGCAAGAAGGCTGGATAGTTGTGTGGCGTAATAGAAACAGAACTACTCAGAAATATAATATATACAAAGTAAGTTTTAAGTGTAAACAACTTATAGCTAGGATGTATAGAATTATGCTTGGACAAGAAGATATACCAACAACTAAAAGATTCAATAAAATTATAGCTGGTAATTCATATACTGATAAAGTATTGACAGTGGCTATAGATAATGTTAACAAAGATAAAAGTAGATAATATGACACAACAAATAGATCCAATGACAGGTATGCCAATGGCAAACCCTCAGCAACAACCACAGCAACAAATGCCAGCTAACATGCAAGGCGGACGTCCTCAAAATTTTATAACTCAACCTCAACAGCAAATTGGTCAGAGTGTTTTTGGTGGTCAATCACTACCTGCTCCTCTTTACAAGATGGATCCAGATTACAATGGAGAACCTGGTGTGCAACAAGAAGATTTCGAACAATTTTAAAATATACACTATGAAAGATAAAAAAGCAATGTTTGGCAAAGCACAATTACAAGGGCAAGTAGGTGAGAACGCTGTTTGGGATGGACCGTTGAATACAACAGGTTTTCCAATGGGAAAAGGATCTAGTTCAGGAACTTATGGTATGGAAATATCTAAAGCTAGCTGTGGATGTGATTCTTACAAGCTACCTATTACTCAACGAGCTAAAGGTCAAATGTAATGAACCTTGAGGATATCAAATTATACACACTCAGTATAGGTACTATGGCTATAACTATGACACACATAGATAGTTTATTAAAAATTACGCTACTACTGATAACTATAGGTTATACAGTACATAAATGGATTCATTTAAAGAAAAAAAATTAACATGCCATATATTCAGCCAGACTCATCACCTTTCCTAAGAGTTCGTAAAACAACTAAAGGAAAAGGTCGAAACTTTCGAACAACTGGAGAAGGAGCTGGTATGACATCTGCTGGTGTTAAAAAGTACAGGAAACAAAACCCTGGAAGTAAACTTAAAACAGCTGTAACAGGTAAAGTTAAAAAAGGTAGTAAAGCTGCCGGCAGAAGAAAATCTTTTTGCGCTAGGTCCAAAGGATGGAAAGGTGAGAGAGGATTAGCTGCAAGAAGAAGATGGAAATGTTAATCAATAAATAAATATAAAATGAACAAATCAAGAAAAAGAATTTCACAAGACGAATCTCGTAACGCTATTGCTGATTCTAAATCATCAAGTGCATCTGTAAGAAAAGACGGTAAGTACGAAGCTAAGCAGGCTGTAAAAGAAGCAGCGGGGGAAGGGCCTTACATGTATGGAAAAAGCAAAGGACCACACATGGAGTCTAACCAACAGGAAAAAAGCAACTTATTAAATGATAATCCTATAGCTTCTAGAGCATCTGGTTCTTGGATGTCAAAGCACTCTAAAGGAGGAATGTAAAAAAAAACAGTAGAGATCTGTTATAAAACTCAAAATGCCACACACTAACTTAACACTAACACTAACAAAAATGGCAAAATTTATTAAATTTAACTGTACTGCAGCTGCAAACCAGCCAACAGTATTAATTGCGATTGATCAAATCGCAGCGGTAACAACTAACGGAGGTGGAACTGCAACAACTATTCAATTAAACACTAGCGCAACTGCAAACTGGGTTATCACTCACTCTGTAGCATTAGCAGCGGGTGTAGCTAATAACTCTGTAGTAGAAGCAATCTACAAAGCTATGGGAGCTAATCCAGGAGGTATTGTATCTACTGTAGGATCGCCTGTGCTTGTATTACAAGCTCCAGCAGCACAAACTGGCTCTGGTAGACAGGTAGTAACTACGCCTCAAACATATGTGACATATACACAAAATGCTTGGACTGCCTAATTAATTAAATATCAACAGAGCCTAAAAATTCTGTGGTATTTTTAAATTATCTTTATGAAGACAACAAAAACTGGATACTTAAAAAATAGCCCTGACGTAAATAATTCTCAAAACAAGGTTATGGGAAATAAGATTACAATGAAAGGAGTAGAGTTCAAAGTTTTAGGGGTTGACAATAACGGGTATGCAAAGACAATGTATCCAGGATACGATTATATTTTTCCTGGAGCTAAATACGTAATAGAAACACCTATAAAGTAATATGGCTTATAAAATGAAAATGGGTAAGTTATCTATTGACAACACTCCTATATACCAAATGGATACAGACGAAGGTGTTATGGGTCAAGCTAATAAAAATGGTTCTATAATAGTAGATAAAAACTTAAGTCCACTAGAGCAAGAAGATGTAGTTAGACACGAAAGAGTTCATTTACAGCAAATGGGACTTGAAAAAGATGAATCGGGTAAATATAGAGATGATCTAGATTATGATGATAAATTCGTTTATTGGAAAGGTAAAAAATATCCAAGATCTGCTATGAATGACGGGGATAAAAACTCGCCTTGGGAAGTAGAAGCTTATAAAGCAAATAAGCTGAAATACACGTAATAATACAAGTATACAAATCAAATCTAATTAAATGAAAAAATTACTATTACTACTAGCATTAATATCGACATTGTTATTAAATGCTCAAATAAACAAAATGGAAGGTTCTTGGGTAAGTGAAACATCTTCATATGTTATGACTATCATAACTGATGACTCTAAACCAGTTAAAGTGTTTAACACTAGCTTTTCTGAAAATGATTTTATAGAAGAATACATTGTAAGTAGCAATGGAGAAACCTTTACAACTAAACTACATAATCCAGATAACGGGTACTACGTTGATATTAAATACATTTTAAAAGATTCAAACACAATGATATGTGAATATACTGGTGACTTAAATAAAACCGTTACCGTTAAAAAATTATCACATTTTTATATAGACTTAACAACAAACAAATAAATATTATGGCTTACAAACAAAATGCAGGACGTGGTCCAATGCCAAAAACAGGCGCAGGAGTTCCTTCCGCTTTATTACAAAAACCACCAAAACCAAGAGCGTACGGCCTTGGCGAGGACATACCTGCCAGCGCGTACAACGAAGATGAGCAAATGAGTGGAAGCAGAAGAGCTTATCAAAATCAAAGCTCAACTGGAAATCTTGGAGACGAGCTTAACTACCAACAAAAAAATGTTTACAGCGATAGGTCTAAATTAGAAGGCAGTTATAGAAAAAACACTGCTGGCGCAAAATCTAGCTTAGACTCCCAAGAATTAAGATCAGGAGGATTTAGAGGAAGTAACAGTCTTCCTTTTGTAACGAGTACAGCTACTATAAGAAATCCTAGAACTGGCGCAAATATACTAGACACAGCAGGAAGGATGGATGAAAAAAGTGGGGGACAATATTTAAAGGATTTTGCTAAAAAGACGAAAAAAGGCTCAAAAGGAACTCCTCTTAAGCCTAAAGGTTTAGTAGATATGTCTACTAAAACTGCTTTAATGCAACGAACAGATGAAAAAAAAGGAAAACCAGGATTTATCACTAAAAAAAACCCGAATCTTTCTGAATCAGAAAGAAATCTAATATCAGATAACAGAGTTAATGAAAAAAGTTGGAAGGGAATTCTTAAAGACAGAACTCCAGAAACTTTTGATGCAAGACATTTAGCTGCAGCTAAAACGCAGAGAAACAGGGATTCTACTTATATTGTTAACAATAGGGTTACTAGAAAAAACAGTAAAAGTAGTACTAGCTCTATGGCGTTTGTTAAACCAGAGGATCAAGAAAATAAAATAAAAGGGTTGAGTGAACCGAGTAAATATAGAAAAAATTCTTTTAAAAGAGGAAAAGATGGTAACGTTGTAGTAAGAGGGCAATTTGATAATCATTATTATAGTGATTACTAAACGTAGAAATTATAAATGAAAAAAATATTTGCATGGCTTACAGGTGGCGTTATTAAAGAGATTGGTAACGTCATTGATAAGCTTACAACAACTGAAGAAGAGAAGCTTGAAATAAAAAAACAAGTTCAAATCATTCTTGAAGAAGCTGACAATAATGCTCAGCAGCAAGTAACAGACCGTTGGAATGCAGATATGAATTCTGACAGTTGGTTAGCTAAAAACATTAGGCCTTTAGTTCTAGTGTTTTTAACATTTGTATTTAGCTTATTAGCTTTTACAGATGGTAATATAGGCGATTTTAAAATAGCAAAAGAATACATACCAATATTTCAAACATTATTGGTTACCGTTTACGGGGCTTATTTCGTGGGAAGAACTTGGGAAAAGGCAAAATCAATAATTAAAAATAAATAAATAAACATGGGACAATTCGGAAATCAACCTGATTTTATCACGCATGACATTAAAGCAGTAACTCCTGTTTTAGCAGCTAATATAACCGCAGCTAATTCTTTAAATGGTTCGGTTATATACGTAGGAACTAGTGCTCCTGGAAACCTTCAGATTATACCTGTAGGAGCTGTAGGGCCAAGCACTATAAGCGCGCTTTCTTCACCTGGATACGTTGGATCTGGCGGATCTGGATACACTACTGACGAATATGAGGTTTCAGGCGGTAGTGGTACTAATATGACTTTGTCGGTAACAACAGTTAACGGGGTTGTAGTTAGTGTAAACGAGATAACTTCTGAAGGAATCGGATACTTAAACGGAGATTTAATTACTATAGACGCTACTGGAAGTGGCCTACCTGGAGATGATAAAGCTGTATTTAGAATAGAAGCAGCGCCAGGATTGCCAACAATAGCGCAAGCTGTTACTTTTACAAATGTTATTCAAGGAGAGTGGTTTCCAGTAGTTGTAGATTATGTTTTATCTGATGCAACAACTGTTACTAACTTAGTGGCGGGTAAATAATAAAAAACAAGTAACTATATTAATATAAATTAATTAAATCAAATCAAATGAAAAAAATCACAGAAGAACAATTAAAAACTATTCAGGATCAGCAGTCTAAATTACAAGCGGCTTTTATCGATATTGGTTTTATTGAGAGTAGAAAGCATGAAGCATTACATATTCAAATGCGAGCTGCAGAGGCTTTAGAAACAACTAAAAAAGAATTAGAAAAAGAGTATGGACAAGTTAACATTGATCTAACTGATGGTAGTTACACTCTTATTGAGAAAAATGAATCTGCAAGCACTTTAGAAAAAGTATAATGAGTTCTATTGTAAGAAAGATCAGTATAGGTTCCGATTATAAAAACGATGCCATGCATTATGCAGTTGGGCAAAACGTTTATGGCGGACATACTATTTCAGCTATACTACACGATCAAGAATCAAACTCTTACAGCATATACATTAAAAAAGAAGATGAGGTAATGCCTTGGAAGAAATTTAATTCTAACATGGCAATATCTGTTGAATACGATTTAGAGTATTAATGAAGAGCTTGTACGACTTCATCATCAAGCCACTTGGTGATAGATATGAAAATGAGATAAAGATTGGTGACAAAACTTTGGTTTTAAATACTAAAATAGAAAGTTTTAAATCTGTTAACAATTTAGCAGTTGTAGTAGAAACACCAAAAGCATTTAAAACAAGTATACAAAAAGGAGATATAGTATTAATACACCACAATGTTTTTAGAGTATTCTACGATATGAAAGGTGTTAAAAAAAATAGTAGATCATATTTTAAAGATGATTTATATTTCTGTGCTGTAGATCAGATATACTTGTATAAAAATACAGAGGATTGGAAATCATTTGGAGACAGATGTTTTGTAATGCCTCTAAAAAATGAAGACATTCTAACGAACGATAAAGAGCAAAAGCTTATTGGTATACTAAAGTATGGTAATAAGTCCTTAGAAGCGCTTAAAATCAACCCAGGAGATGTTGTAGGGTTTACTCCTAACAGCGAATGGGATTTTATCGTCGACGAGCAAAGAGTTTTCTGTATGAAATCTAATGATATTGTAATCAAATATGAACACCAAGGAAACCAAGTTGAGTATAATCCAAGCTGGGCACATCGCGATAGCGGAATTAGTTAAAGTAGCTAAAGAACTTATTGTAGATTCAGATGATGACTTAACAGCGGACAAGCTTAAAAACGCAGCTGCCACTAAAAAATTAGCAATATTTGATGCTTTTGAAATACTTAAACGTATAGATGAAGAAGACAATATTCTTAACGAGAAACCTAAAGAAGCTAAAGAAGAAAAAGCTTTTAAAGGGTTTGCTGAAGGTAGATCTAAGTAATGTACAAGCAGTCATTATACAAAATTTTACCTAACCACGTTAAAACCAAGATCTTAAATAGAAACAATAAGTTTAAGAAGTGGAAATACGGTTATGATGAAGATCATGATATGGTGGTTATTAGTAAAACCGGGGAGATAGGAGATATTTATGAAATACAAAATCTAATAATAGCTTTACCAAAAGCTACTGACGTAGTTAAGAGTGAAGGTAACAAATGGGAAGCCGCTGAGTATCCTAAAGAATTAAAAAATATTAAAACTGTTTTTGATTGGAAGAATTACTCTGAACAATTTAAAGAAAAATGGTATGACTATATTGAAGAAGAATTTCAAAGGCGTGAAAAAGGTTATTGGTTTTTTAACAAAGACAAGCCTACTTATATTACTGGTACTCAGTACATGTACTTGCAATGGTCCAAAATTGATATTGGGAAGCCAGATTTTAGAGAGTCCAATAGATTATTCTATTTATTCTGGGAAGCTTGCAAAGCAGACAAAAGATGTTATGGTATGTCATATCTCAAGAACAGACGTTCAGGATTTTCATTCATGGCGTCAGGGGAGGCTGTTAACATGGCAACCATATCAAGCGATTCACGGTTTGGGATTTTGTCCAAATCTGGAGCCGATGCGAAGAAAATGTTCACAGATAAAGTTGTACCCATTAGTGTTAACTACCCGTTTTTCTTTAAACCGATTCAGGACGGAATGGACAGGCCCAAGACGGAACTTGCCTATCGTGTACCCGCATCCAAGCTTACCCGTAGAGGACTCGATTCAAAAGTACAAACGGAAACGCTCACGGGTCTTGATACCACGATTGACTGGAAAAACACGGGCGATAATGCCTATGATGGAGAGAAACTCAAACTACTCGTCCACGATGAGAGCGGTAAGTGGGAAAGGCCAAACAACATCCTCAACAACTGGAGGGTTACCAAAACAACGTTAAGATTAGGTTCTAGAATTATTGGAAAGTGTATGATGGGATCAACCTCAAATGCTTTAGATAAAGGTGGTGAAAACTTTAAAAAACTATACCATGGATCAGACGTTACAAAGAGAAACCGCAACGGGCAGACTAGCTCAGGACTCTATTCTTTGTTCATACCTATGGAATGGAACTACGAGGGATACATTGATTCTTATGGGTTTCCTGTATTCGATACACCCAAAAAAGAAGTTATAGATGTATTCGGAGATAAGATAACACTAGGTGTTGTAGAGTTTTGGAAGAATGAAGTAGAAGGATTAAAAGATGATCAAGACGGGTTAAATGAATTTTATAGACAATTTCCAAGAACTGAAGAGCATGCATTCAGAGACGAAGCTAAAGAGTCTTTATTTAACCTGGCGAAAATATACGAACAAATAGATTATAATGTTGACTTAAAAAACACATCGGTGGTTACTACAGGTACTTTCCAATGGCATGACGGTAGGCTAGATTCAAGAGTTATATTTATACCAAATAAAGATGGTAGGTTTAAAATATCTTGGGTTCCACCTGTTAATCTACAAAATCGAGTGATAGTAAAGAATGGAATTAAATATCCAGGTAATGAACACTGTGGAGCATTTGGTTGTGACAGTTATGATATATCAGGTACAGTTGACAAGAGAGGCTCTAATGGAGCTTTAGCCGGTTTAACTAAATTTAGCATGGAAGATGTTCCGCCTAATCATTTTTTTTTAGAGTATATAGCTAGACCTCAAACTGCTGAGATATTTTTTGAAGATGTGCTAATGGCTTGTGTGTTTTATGGCATGCCAATATTATGCGAAAACAACAAACCTAGATTACTTTATCATTTTAAAAGAAGAGGTTATAGAGGTTTTTCAATGAATAGACCTGACAAGGTTTGGAATAAATTATCGGTAACAGAAAAAGAAATAGGAGGAATACCAAATTCTAGTGAAGATATAAAGCAAGCTCACGCTTCCGCAATAGAAACATACATAAATTCCTACGTTGGTAAAACACAAGAAGGGTACGGCAGCATGTACTTCCAAAGAACGTTAGAAGACTGGGCTAAGTTTAATATAAATAATAGGACTAGTCATGATGCTTCCATAAGTTCTGGGTTGGCTTTAATGGCTTGTAACAAGAATAGGTACACTCCGGTTTTTAAGCAAGTTAAAACAATTACACCATTAGGGTTTAAAAAATACGATAACAAAGGAGAGTTCTCAAAAATAATAAGATAAATGATTTATACAAATTCAAATAGCACTTTTCCAAGCCAGGTAGTTTCTGATGAAGAGAAACAAAGCTACGAATACGGTCACGCTGTAGGAAGAGCAATAGAGAACGAATGGTTTAGAGGAGATACAGGAGGAGCCTCTGGAGGTCGATTTGCTAGTAATTGGCAATACTTCCATAATTTAAGACTGTACGCTAGAGGAGAACAATCAGTTAGAAAATATAAAGACGAGTTATCTATAAATGGTGATTTGTCTTATCTTAATTTAGATTGGAAGCCAATTGCTGTTTTATCTAAGTTTGTTGATATCGTTGTAAATGGTATGACTGACAAAGGTTATAAAATAAGATCTTATGCTTCAGATCCTTACGCTGTTAAACAAAGGACAGACCACGCTACCGCTATAGCTGAAGATGCTTTTGCAGCAAAATTAATAGCTGAAACAAATGCAGAGCTTGGTATTGATTTAAGAAGAACTACGATACCTTCAGGAGATTTACCTAAAGACAAAGAAGAGCTTGATCTTCATATGCAGTTGAATTACAAACAAGCTATAGAAATAGCTGAAGAAGAGTTAATTGAAAACGTTTTTAGCTTTAACAAGTACGAACAAACAAAGAAAAGAATAGCGTACGATTTAACTGTTTTAGGTATTGCTTGTAGTAAAACTGGTTTTAATTTAGCTAATGGAATTACTGTAGACTATGTAGATCCAGTTGATATTATATATTCTTATACAGAAGATCCTAATTTTGAGGACATATATTATGTAGGTGAAGTTAAAAGCATAAGTTTACAAGAGTTAAAGAAAGAATTTCCTTATTTAACTGACAGTGAATTAGAAAAAATACAAAAATACCCTGGAGATATAAATTATACTAGAACACCTAGAGGTCAAGATAATGACAATAACAATGTTCAAGTTCTTTATTTTGAATACAAAACGTATTCAGATCAAGTTTGGAAGATTAAGCAAACAGAGCAAGGTTTAGAAAAGTCTCTTCAAAAACCAGATACTTATAATCCGCCAGAAAACGACAACTTTAATACAGTAAGTAGATCAATAGAGGTCTTATATAGCGGAGCTAAGATACTGGGACACGATCAAATGCTTAAATGGGAGTTGGCTGAAAACATGACAAGACCATACAGCGACCAAACAAAAGTTGCTATGAATTATAGTATATCTGCGCCTAGAATGTATCAAGGTCGTATAGAATCCATAGTTAGTAAAACTATAAGTTTTGCAGACATGATTCAAATAACGCACCTAAAGATACAACAAGTACTACAGAAGTTAGTTCCTGATGGTGTATTTGTGGATGTAGATGGTTTGGCTGAAGTTGATCTAGGTAACGGTACAAATTACAACGCTCAAGAAGCTTTAAACATGTACTTCCAAACTGGTAGTATAGTTGGTAGATCTTTAACTCAAGATGGCGATCCAAATAGAGCTAAGATACCAATCCAAGAATTACAAAGTTCTTCTGGTATAAGTAAAATACAAGCGCTTATAACTACTTACCAGTATTATCTTCAAATGATTAGGGATGTAACTGGATTAAACGAAGCTAGAGATGGTAGTCAACCAGCTAAAGACTCTCTTGTAGGTTTACAAAAATTAGCAGCAGCTAATTCTAATGTAGCTACTAAACATATCTTACAATCATTAATGTATATAACTACAAAAACAGCAGAGAACATTAGTTTAAGAGCGGCAGATATGATAGCGTTTCCTTTAACTAAGAATGCTTTAATGAATTCTATAAGTTCTTTTAACGTAGATACTTTACAGCAGGTTGAATCATTAAATTTACATGAATTTGGTATATTCCTTGATTTAGAACCAGAAGAAGAAGATAAACAAGCTTTAGAGCAAAATATTCAAATAGCTCTGCAAAATGGAGGTATTGATTTAGAAGACGCTATAGATATTAGAGAAATATCTAATTTCAAATTAGCTAATCAAATGCTTAAAGTAAAAAGAAAAGCAAAAGCTGAAGCTATGCAGCAGCAAGCTCAACAAAATATACAAGCGCAAGCTCAAGCAAATGCACAGCAAGCTGAACAAGCAGCTATGTCAGAGGTTCAAAAGCAACAAGCCTTAACGCAGAGTAACCTGCAGCTTGAGCAAGGAAAGTCACAGTTTGTTATACAGAGACTTCAAATAGAAGCTGATCTTAAGAAGCAATTAATGGCTGAAGAGTTTAACTACAGCATGCAACTAGCTCAGATAAAAGCTAATACCGAAGGATCGAAGGAGAAAGAAATAGAAGACAGAAAAGACGAAAGAACTAAAATACAAGCAACTCAACAATCTGAGTTGATATCACAAAGACAAAATGATTCATTACCAACAAATTTTGAGTCAGCCGGAAATGATACCCTCGAAGGTTTCGGACTAGATAACTTCTAGTACTATCAAAATTAACTATTTAATTATATTATATCATGGAAGAAGCAACTAAACAGGAAGGTGAGTTTTCTTTAAAAGGAAAAAGCACTAAACCTAAACAGTTAAATCAAGAAGCTCCGGCTGTAACAAAGGTTAGTATTAAAGAACCTGTGTTAGAAAACAAAGAAGAAGTTACTAAAGTAGTAATTCCTAACGACGCATTAAAACCTGAAGAAAATGCCATTCAAGAGCAAGAAGCAGAGAAACCTGTGTTACGCACAGAACAACCCGAAATGGGATTGCAAGAAGTGGGACAAGGAGACAAAGGGTCCGCTGAAGATGTTATTACCAAGCTCACGCCTTTACAAGAAGTAACTGACGAGGAAATAAAGCAAGTAACTAAAGAAGCTCAAGAGGCCGTAAGAGATGAAAAGATCTTAGGTAGAAAACTACCAGAAAATGTTGAGAAACTAGTAAACTTCATGGAAGATACTGGGGGAACAGTTGAGGATTACGTTAGATTAAACGCTGACTATTCTACAGTTGATGAAACTCAATTATTAAGAGAGTATTATAAAAAAACAAAACCTTATTTAGATGCTCAAGACATGGATATAATCTTAGAAGATTATGAATATGATGAAGATTTAGACGAGGAAAGAGATATACGCAAGAAAAAAATTGCGTTTAAAGAAGAAGTTAATAAAGCTAGAAACTTTCTAGAGGAAACTAAGAGTAAATACTACGATGAGATCAAGTTGAGACCAGGCGTAACTCAAGACCAACAGAAAGCAACTGACTTTTTTAGCCGATATAACGAAGAGCAGAAAGTAAACACTGTCAAACAGGAGAATTTTAAAGATGCCACTAACAAACTTTTCAATGACGATTTCAAAGGTTTTGATTTCAACGTAGGAGAAAAGAAATTTAGATACGGTGTTAAAAATCCTTCAGCGGTAGCTGAGCAACAATCAGATATTACTAACTTTATTGGGAAGTTCCTAAACAAAGAAGGAGAAATAGCTGATGCAAAAGGTTACCACAAAGCTTTGTATGCTGCTAGAAATGCTGACACAATAGCTCAACACTTTTACGAACAGGGTAAAGCCGATCAAGTTAAAGAGGTTGTAGCTAAATCTAAAAACATTACAACAGAATCAAGGAAAACATCCACTGGTTCAGAGTTTGTAAATGGCTGGAAAGTAAAAGCAGTTAACGGCAACTCTACTTCTTCAAAACTAAGTATTAAAAAGAATAAATTTAACTAAAAAACAATTATTATGAGTTTAACTCCACAATTCGGTTCAATTCAACCGAGTCAATTACAACAACCTTTACAGAGTAATTACCTCCAATTTAACGGAGCTGGTGCTGGCGCAAACAACTTTGCACAACAGTATTTACCTGAAATTTATGAACAAGAAGTAGAGCGTTATGGAAACAGGACGTTATCTGGTTTCTTAAGAATGGTTGGCGCTGAAATGCCAATGACGTCTGATCAAGTAATTTGGTCTGAACAAAATAGATTACACATCTCTTACAACGGAGTTTCTGTTGCTGCGAATGTTGTGGCTGCTGGTGCAACTACAAACGTTATTGCTGTAGCTGCTGCTGATACAAATGTTATATCTGTAAACGATACCGTAGTACTTTTAAATCCCGCAAACGGAGCTGAGTCTAAAGCTATCGTAACTGCTTCTGTACCTGGTGCTGGTGGTAACTTTACTGTACAATCTTATGACAATGCAGGTCTTGTTGGTAACTTAGTTGCTGGTGCAGTAGCTTTAGGAACAGGTATCAAGGTATTTGTATACGGTTCTGACTATGCTAAAGGATCTAACATTGCTACAGGAGCTAGAGTATCAGTTACTCCATCTTTCACACAATATTCTAACTCTCCTATTATATTAAGAAATCAGTATACAATTTCTGGTTCTGATATGTCACAAATTGGATGGGTAGAAGTTGCTACTGAAGACGGAACATCTGGATACTTATGGTATTTAAAAGCTGAATCTGAAACAAGATTACGTTTTGAAGACTATTTAGAAATGAGTATGGTAGAAGCTGAGTACAGCCAATTAGGAACTAATGCAACAAACCCTGGATCACAAGGTTTATTTGCTGCTATCCAAACTCGTGGAAACGTAGAAGTAGGATTTACTGCTGCTGCTGGATTAGACGAATTTGATGCTATCTTAAAGAACTTAGACACACAAGGAGCAATTGAAGAGAACATGTTATTTTTACAAAGACAAACGTCTTTAGATTTTGACGATATGTTAGCTTCTATTTCTGGTGGATTCGCTGGAGGTACTGCTTTTGGTTTATTCGAAAATTCAGAAGAAATGGCTTTGAACTTAGGATTCTCAGGATTTAGAAGAGGTTCTTATGACTTTTACAAAACTGACTGGAAATACTTAAATGACGCATCTACTCGTGGAGCTTCAACTGGTATATCTTCTGTTGAAGGAGTATTAGTACCTGCTGGAACATCTACAGTATATGATCAAATTTTAGGAACTAACATTAGAAGACCTTTCTTACACGTAAGATATAGAGCGTCTGCATCTGATGATAGACGTATGAAATCTTGGTTAACTGGTTCTGCTGGCGGAGCTTCAACATCAACTTTAGATGCAATGGAGGTAAACTTCCTATCTGAAAGATGTTTGGTAACTCAAGCTGCTAACAACTTTGTATTATTCAAAGGAATCTAAAAGATTCAAAATTAATGTAGTAATTACCCTCGTTGAAACTACGGGGGTAACTATTACTCTTATGTGACATTAGCTAGTATATATTATAGTAACAGGCTATTGTCATTAAATAAACATTTATATTATATCATATTATGGCTACAAAAGCACAAGCTAAAAAAG